CTAATGTCTTGACGCCAAGTTTTAACACCGCTGGACACTGGGGTTCCGTTATCAACTTCACGAACAATTGCCCAATCTGTGGGACTTAACAGAGTATTTGCGGTCGTACGAGTCTGATCAATCCAACCAGAAACTAAAACTCCGTGGTCTTTGGGGATCAAAGTACCGCTAGCCGTATATCCCCAGTAGAACCTCTGATCGTAATAGGGAGTAGGTGAGTCGGGGACTTCTGTGATTCCAATAGCAGCCCGTTCTTCAGGCGAAGATAATCGAAGCCAGTTTGCTGGGTAAAGGGTATCCCCTGCTTCAAAAGGAACGTCCAAAGGTAAGGGATTTCCGTTTAAAACAAACACGGCGGAAGATTTTTACGTACCCTAATTATAACGGTTATTCCCCATGGGAAAAACTTGTTTTACTCCATCATTCCAGTGTCGCACCACACCGGCAACAATAAACAAGTTAGTTAAAAAATAGCTAACAAATATAAAAGTACGAATTAAAGCAATGAGATCGGCTTCTCGGTTGTGATCCGATGCTTTTTCCCCTAAAGCTTTACTCCAGAGATTCCACACGTTATGTAACTACCAGAGCTTAGAACAGGCCCAATATCGTGCGGAGTTTTTATCCATTGGCTCATCGCAACTCATTCTAGATCTGAAGTTTGCGCGACGATCTTTATCGTGATGTTGAGTATAGTCTTCATAACCACGGCGGCCATAACGTACAATTTTTTCTTCCCCGCCGTGGCAAGACTTAACTACCCATTTGTGGGTATCACCTGAGGGAGCCCGCCGAGGCTGGTTGCACTTCATGTGCTCTTTTGCCAGTCGCTTAGCTTTAGCGTGATCTGCCACAATCAGATCCTACCAGCCAAATTTGACGCCACGTCTTGGGGAACAGCGCCGCTATCGGCAGCGTCAAAAGGCTCTGGCACCCTATATGATTTCATCTTTTGAATAAAATCAGCAATAAATTGAGAAGGTGGCTTTACTGGTTGCTGCCTTTGATCAGGTTGCGATCCATCCAACATAAGCGTCCTCACAAATATACGGAATAGCTTGATGCACAGTAGCCAGGTTTAAAGACCTTGGCCTCTGCTCAGTCCATTCCTTAATCTTATCAGCCCTTTCTTTAGTATATTTAGGATGTTCATCTGTGTACCAAAGCTCAAATTTTTGTGAAGCTTTAGCAGAGTTACAAGAGTTGCAACAGCAAGCAAGGTTGTTTCTTGAACTGTGACCACCTTTGTGCTTGGGAACAATGTGATCAATCGTGGCAGTATCTGAACATAACTGCCGATCACAATAGGCGCATTTCCATTCCCAGGCTTCAAAAATACTTTGCCTAAACTTCTTTCGAGCAAGCTTAGGCGTAAGAACAATCAGCTCAGCTAGAAGTTCGTTCTCAGTGTGAAACACGGTAGGCTCATGCTTCTAAACAAAAGATATGGCGCATACATCTGTCTAACTGCTATGATCAAAACGTGATACAGGTACTACGGAGTATCGCCTAACTTGGTCATGGCACCTGCTTTGGGAGCAGGAATAATCTCAGTTCAAATCTGAGTACTCCGATTGCCAACTCATATCTTCTGCGGGATCGTACTCAGCTTGCTCCAGGAGGCGCAGTATGTAGTAATGCAGCCGATCCGTTACCCAACGGAGGTCTTCATCCGACACGTCGCATACGATGGCGTCCAAGCGTAACTCACGGGTCGGTTGACGTACGTGGTCCGCCACGAGTTCTAATGCTTTATAGCGCCCACGGGTGAAGTCTCCTAACATATCAATCCGGACTAAGGGCGCGGTAGGCTTCGATCATTTTTTCTTCCTTCTCAACCGAATTCTGCTTAAGAACATTAAGAATTTCTAAAGCTCCTTGAACTTTTAAGTACCCTTCCTTGGTAGCCATGAGGTTAGCTTCCATGGTACGGATGTCTTTGGTTAAGGTTGCAAGCTGTTCCTGCAAGCCTTTTTCCAGTTCAGTTACGTGGCTTTCCATTTGTGGATAAGATCTTTAACGATCTTAACACTACCTTTTGGCCAGTGGGGTAAAAAGTCCAGCAAAAACTTCTATGATCCTGTAAAGCTTAGATAGAAAAAACTGAACAAGAGTTGAATCCCATTTAGATTTTGGCGTAGGAGTTAAATTAATAATGACAATAGCCAGCCCATGTAGAGCCAGAATTACGTCAGTAATGCTTTGTATATGACCGGTAAGTTGCTTTAAAAAATCGTCCATGCCGTTAAATTTTTATTTAAAAATCCAACCCCAGCCGCTTGCACCACCACCGTAGAACAAACGTGGGTCTAGGTTTTTAAAACTGTAATGTTTGTTTCTACCTGCTCCAGGCGCTTGATTTTCCCATACACCATTGATCAAATCAAGGTCACCGTAAGGATCTTGGACTAACCAGTAGCTATCACTATAACCAGTTATTACAATAAAATGTCCACCTCCATTAGGTGCACTTACTAAACCGTGATGAAGAATACCTACAGCAACAGGTTTTCCTTTATTAATCTGTTGTTTGATATCTTGCGGATCTAAGTTTGTATAAAATTTAGCATTAACTTTTAGAGAACTTAAAGCCCCGTAATGAGCGTCTCTGGTAGTTGTATCGCCATATTGATTGACAATTTTTAAATAATCTGTATCATCATTAATTCCTTTTACTTTTAGATACTTCAGACACATAGCCAAAGAACTTGTTTGACATTGCCTCCAGCCTTCAGGACCGTTATCTTTCTGATCAAAGAACGGAAAGTCACGCAGATAACGTAAGTTTCCATCTTGAGCATAAGGATTGATCTTAGGTGTAAGGCCACTCCAGTGATCGTCATAAACCCACCATTTACCTAACTTAAAACCCAACTCAAGCAGCGTATGCCCGTCACGTTTCTCAAGTATTTGATTTACCGGGTATGTTCTACCTTGATATACCTTGGCTTTTAAATCGTTTGAAAGTTCTGTAACACCAACTGAACCAGCTGGAGGTGCGATATTGTACCCACCAATACCACGGTGTGTTACATAAATTATAGCACCAGAGGCAGGGGTTTCAGAAAACTTTAGAATTCTTGGTTGCGAACTTGTGTTCTCGTGTATAGTATAGGCAGTGTCAGGCTCTTGGATTACGTTATCCAATACCACCATAAGATTTTCTGTATTTGCTCCAGGCACATCAAGTGTTAACTCAACACTATTTGTGTGAGTAGTACTACCTACAGTAATACTTCCAAAATCTGAAGCTACAAAGTCCTCTTTAGGGAATCGTGGGGATACTTCATTTATAAACGGTACACCAATATATGCGTCTGACATCTAATTACCCCTTAAGCTACATCTTCTAGAATTGATGCAATAACATCAACCGTGTTTGCAGATGCATACACTCTGACTTGATCGTCACCGTTTAACACAACCTTTTGACCCGACACAACTTTCAATGTTCCACCCGAAGGGATTGGTGCATTTTTTACGATGTGATATGATGCAGTTCCAGAATTGTCATATAGTACAACTGAAACAGTAACACCAGAACTCCCTGTGTTTGCAACGTCAAGTTCAATCAGAATTGAGTTAACGGCAGTACCATTGTTTGCAGTGTAGACAGTAGTTGGAGAACCACTACTAGTAGAAACACTTGTCGCAAATGCGTTTTTAAAATTGTTTGCCATTCTAACTTCTTCCTTTGTTTATATACTCTTATTTATAACGATTAACCAAGTGCAACACCAATTGCAATGGAAAATCCTTCAGTCGCCATTACACCACCAGTTGGGGGATGAGACATACTGATTCCGTTTTCGTCTATCAATGCACCGCTCAAATAAATATTTCTCCACTCTTTGCCATTTGCACCTAAGTCATAGGTGTTTGTTGCATTCGGAACAATATTAGATGTTAGGTCTGCATTGAATGTTACACTATCTGTATCTCCATCACCAAGTGTAATGTTACCATCAGCAGTTATATTTCCTGTTGCATGTAAATTACCACTTACTTCAATACCATTTGTGTTTGTTTCTAATTTAGTGCTTCCATTAAACTGAAGATTGACTCCAGTAACACCGTTTGCAGTTATATCACTAGTGGAAGTAATACTTAAATCACCTGTACCATCATGTGATACAATAGAATTAGTATTATCGTGATACATTTGTAAATCGTCATCTGTACCCATCTTAATACGATAAGCAGAAACACTTGTAGAATCCTCAAAGTCAATTACATTAGGTAACAGAACAGTAGAAAGACCATTTTGCAATTCTTTAACTGCATCAATGGTATCTGTTACTGAAACACCGTTAACAGTTGATGGTAAGTTTGCAATATCACCAATGTCAGTAGCAAGTTGATTAAACTCAACTCTCCACTCTTCAAAAGTAAAACTTGCTGGTGCGTTTCTATCTGCCATTATTTTTTATCCACTAATTGCAATAAGAGATTTTTAATTTCGTGCATCTCGCACTTTAGATTATTTATGTCTCTCACTGCACTCCTAAGTTCATCTTTTGATGCTTTCGCATTTCTTGAACGAGTTACTGCTGCTTCGTAAGCTGCCATATTAGTATTGACAATTGCTCCCGAAACCGTATCACGGGCAAGGTCTGGATGTTCTTGAACTCTTAAATAATCTGTCATTTTATGTTGCCAATGCTATTGCCCGCAAATCTTTCATGCGAGGCGGTTCTGCACAGTTTGTTCCTTGCATTCTAATTTTGATTGCGAAGGATATAAACTCTGGCAAGTTGCTTGCACTATACTCTCTTTCAATAAAGTCATTAAAATCAACTGAAGAGTTAATATTTGAATCTGGCGCACCAGTTGTATTAAAGTATGTCCAACCAATCTCATTAAAATCAGATGCATCATCAGAACGAAGTATCTTATACAT